ACTTGAAGCTTTGCCTGCTGTTGCTGGAAGTGGCATAGTATCTACAGTTGCTACTCCAATTATTGCAGGAATTATGTCAGCAGCTGGAAGACCATTAGCAAGAGTTTATAATGGTGCAAATGGAAAGGTAGTTACTCCATACATATCAGTTGATGGAAGCGATAAGCGCTGGACTATCGATGAAAAGAACAAAGTACTTGATGATGCTTCAAAATTAGCAGATGGAAAATATAATTATAATGAAGCAGTTAGAAATGTTGACCAATTCACTAAAGACAGACCTATCATCACTAAATATGGAAGTGAATATAACAAGTCTTTAGCACAGCCAAACCAAGGAAATTATGCAAAGAATTTAACTGACATTAAAGGAACTGTTGAAGACTTAAATGATGCAACTCCACCAAAGGCTGGAAGTGTTACTAATGTTGGAAAAGAATTTGCAATAACTAAGCCGAAGTTTGCCAATGCAATTTCAAAAGCAATTAAATTGGCTAAAGGACTTGGAGATGCTGCTACTAGTTATGGAATTGGCTCTTTAATTACAAAAGGTGATGATAATTATAATGATACTTTAGCAAAGAAATATACTAGAGACTTTTTCTATTACTTGCCAACTGAAAGCCAAGACTACATAAAAGAGAATGGTTTGACTGAAGATACATTCAATACTTATGTGAGACCATATATCAGTTTTAATGAAAAAAAGATGTATGATATTGATGAGAAGACATTGAATGATATGCTTGCAAAGAAACAATATGACGCTCTTTATGAGAATTATGGAATTGACACTACTGAATATCAGAAAAGCAATAAGAAAGATAGAGAAGCCTTAGTTAAGCATTGGCTAAGTGCTGTTACTGGTAAAAGAGCACGTGCTTTTGAAAATAAATAAGGAGAAAATAAATGATAGAAAATAATGAAACTAGTGAATTGCCAATTCAACCGTTGAAAGAAAAGCAAGCCACTGAAAATAGTAATATAATAAATGAGAATGAAGTTGCTCCTGTAACTGAACAAGTAAAATGGACTAGAGACAAGAATGGAAAACTAGTTAATAGCTCTGCAGTCACACAAGATGACTATGCAAAAGACTTCGCTACATTACTTCAAGAGACTGCTGAAGCTGGAAAAAGACTTTCAAAAGAAGATAAAAAAATTGTTGTTGATACATTAAAAGACAAGTCTATTGTTGGGCGCACAGTGCAAAAGTATGGAGATGATATTAAAACATTAGATGACTTTAATGATGCTTCAGCTGCAGGAAAATTAAAAACAAAAGCTGCTGATGTGAAACAAGCAAAAGTTGAAGATAAAAAAGATGATATTAAGGCAACTACTGAAGCAAAGAAACAAATGGAGACTGCAACAAAGAAACCAGCAGTTAATACCACTACCACAACACCAGAACCAGTAACAACTAGGTCAGCAACAACTGGATATGTAGACTATTCAAAAGTTACACCAGAGAATTATGCAACAGACCCAAAGACTACTGCAAAAGGCTTAGTTCAGTATTTAAGAGATAATGGTAAAAAATTGGAAGATGCAATTAAATATGTTGGCATTTCTGACAACTTAGATGATAGAATTGCAAATGAATATGGATATTCAGTAGCTGAACTTAATAATTTCAAAAAGAACGGAATTCCAAATAAGAAATACAAGCAAAGTCTGTTCTTAGACAAAGAAACTACTGATGCAAATAAGAAAAGAGCTGATGAATTGGCTGACATCATTGATGATCCGAATGCAAGTGAAATTAACAAAGCAAATGCAAAAGCAGAACTATTAAATATACAAGCAGTTACTGCCGCAAGAAATTCAACTGCAAATATTATTGGAGATGCTGCAGATGCTGCAAAAGGGACTAAAGATAGTGCAAAGAAACTTGTTGATGCAGAATATCTAGATAACTTGCCAAAAAGTCTTGTTGCAGCATATACTTCAGGAAGGTTTGGTGACCCAGATAGTGATGAAGCAAAAGCAAGACTTGGATATTTTATTCTTGACAATATTGCAACAGGACTTAGCAACTTTAGAATTGGAAGAAGCAGTCCTGCTTTTGGTGACAAACAGTCTAAATATGATGCATATTTAAGTGAAGAGTTGAAGAATGCAGTGCAGAGAAAGAACGACACAATAAATAAGACGAATGATGCAACACTTGAAATATTGAAGAAAGGTGGAATGGACCAAGTAGACTTAGATAATGCAATTGCTGAATGGTCTAAAGATGAGACATTGAGCAATTACGCTTCTCAATTAGATGCTACTAAGAAAGCAAATGCAGTATTGGCACAAAAGACTTTAGGAGAATTCTTAATTGGAATGTCTGATGAAGACAAGAATGCTGCTGCCTATGCAGCTCTTTTGCTATCAAATGGAGATATAAACCAGGCTCTTCCATTATTGCAGTCAACAGGAATAGATGTTAATAACTTCTTGAAGAAACTTGCTGAGACAAAGATGTCTGATGCTTCATTATCAATTATTGCTACTAAAGCTCTTGACACTCAGAACCAAATTAAGCTGCAAGACAATTCGACTGCAAATTCATTGAAAATAGCTCAAGATGCATTTAACAAAGATGTTGAGAAACTTGACATTAACTATCAGAATGAGATGAATAAATTAAAGCAGGAATTGCAAAATAACAAAGATATGGAGCAAGTAAAGGCAGAATGGGCAGACTATCTTGATAAAAATACTTCATGGAGACACACTGGGCAAGACATATTGAAAAGTGGAATTTCAGTTATTACTGAGACTGCAAAAGCAATTGGTTCTGCTGCTCCAAAAATACTTGAGTCATTAGTTCCTTAATTAATGGAGATATCAAAATATGAAAACAAAATTAAATTATAATGTAGTTTTAGAAAAGAAAGAAGAAGAGACACCAAAGAACTTTGCATTAAAACAAAGTATCTTAAATGGTGCTTTAGCAGATAAAATGTCTAGCATACAAAGTCCACAAAACACTAGTGTTACTGAACCAGTTAAACACCAGTAAAGTAATAGAGCCTGCAGCAATAAACTGCAGGCTTTTTTCATATTATTTCATCATGTCATCAATGACAAGATAGCACCCAGCATCATTATCATCTTCATAATGATATTTTACTTTTTTGCAGTGTATTTGTCCTTTGGCATCACACCAAACATTTAACATCTTTCCATCATTGTATTTTACAAACTTTGAAGTAGCATCACGTATGTCTAGCAGAAAATTATTTTTTTCATAGTGGAAATACTGCCATCTTGTCAGATACTCCAAATATTGGTCTTTTTTTTCTACAGAAGCTGGCTTATCCAACTTACTAATGTAGTTGTCAATTTTTTTGTTGATATTTCTGGCTATTTTCTTTGCTTCAGCCCAAGTGTTCACTCTATCACAGCTGTTAATGAACCATCCACCAGTAACCATGTTACCACATCGTGGCTTCGGAAAATTATCTCTAGTTACAACCATTATTGCTTCCTTTGCTCATTAAGTGAGCAGCTCTTTTATTTAATATAATATATAGGCAGAACTAAAAAAGTTCAATTTATTTAGAATTTAAAAGAGTATATATTATATAGATGTTTGCACATTTTAAGCCAGAAATATACAAATAGAGCCTACAGTATACATTTCTGTGGTCTTTTTGGAATTCCTTGCTTAGAATGTGCAAACAAGTATATAATATATATTATATAGAATTTAAATTTATATAGAATTTAAAAGAGTATATATATTATATAGATGTTTGCACATCTGTAGGCCAGGAATTACCAAGGGAGCCTGCAGTATACATTTCTGTGTTTCTTTGGAATTCCTTGCTTAGAATGGCAAACATCTATATAATATATTATATAGAATTTATATATAAATTTAAAAGAGTATATATTATATAGATGTTTGCCACTTTTAAACCAGAAATATACAAATAGAGCCACTGCACTAATAAAATATATGCCAAATGACTTCAAAAATAAAGACACATTAAAAAAAGCAATTAAAAATGCTCACACACCAGAAGCAGTTCAGAAGCGTATAAAAAGCCATGCAGATAATGTTATCTTAAAAGAAGCAATTCTAGGCACACTAAAGAATGAATTACTTGCTTCTAAAGCAAATAAGTCTACTTCATATTATGAGAATTTCATCACTTCATTTCTGAAAGAAGCAGAAGACCCAAATAGTAAATGTGGCCAGATGCTTGCTAGTAAAATTATCACTGATGACATAATTGATAAATTAGATGAGTCAGTCAATGCTTCAATTGCAAGAGACCTCGACTTCATTAGATACAGAGTAATTAAAAACTGCATAACAAAGCAGCAGGAAGTATTGTTATCGAATGACCCATCAAAAGTAATTACAGTCTTAGCTGGAAGACGTGCTGGTAAGACTACTGGAGCAGCTCGCTTAGCAGTATACCGTTCAATTACACCAAATAGTCCAGCACTTTATATAAACAAGACATTCCAGATGGCAGTGTCACAGATATGGAAGCCAATATTAGATGTTGCAGATGAAGTCGGCTTAGTACTTGAAAAAGCAGACACATCTACAGGTTTGATAACATTCAAGAATGGCAGCTCAATATTAGTAAAAGGAAATAATGACAGTTCTGCTCCAGATACATTGCAAGGATATAAATTCAGGACTATTATAATTGACGAAGCTCAGTCAGAAAGGCAGATGAACTATCTAGTTGACACAATATTAAGGCCAACAATGGCAGACTTCACTGATAGCTTGATGATATTGCAAGGCTCACCACCACGTGTGCCACACACTTATTTTGAGAAGCAATTGAACAATAAAGAAATTCCACACTTCTTCTGGAACTTCTATTCAAATAAATACATTAAAGAACCAGACAAAGTAATTGAAGAAGTCTGCAAAGAGAAAGGTCTTGATAAGAATTCTCCACTAATAAGACGTGAGTATTATGGTGACATTATATATGACACTGAAGCTCAAGTCTTTAAAGGATATAAGACATTCAATGCTTTGCCAGAAGAATTTCATCCAACTGACATATTGATAGGAGTAGACTTCGGCTTCAGTGATAATAATGCAGTAGTAAAATTAGAATATAATAAGACTACTAAGCAAGCATATATAACTAAAGTTGACAAATTCAATAAGTCTACAGTAACTGACATTGTGAATAAGATAAAAGAGCACTATGCAGATGCAATTGCCAAAGTAGGCAAAGATAGAGTTGAAATATTATGCGACAACAATGAAGGCTCAATTGTCTATGAATTGTCACAGAATTATAAACTTCCAGCTTTCACTTGTTATAAATATGACAAGCAGTTTGCAATATCAAAGATGGCAGAAGACTTAAGAACTGGAAGAATTCAGGCACTTGTCAATAGTCCATTAGTTGATGAATTTGATATGACTGTATATAAAAGAGATGAAGGAACTGATGCAGTACTACCAGAAATTGATGATGACCAATACCATCCAGATGCAATATTCGCTTTATTATATGCTTATAGACAGTATCTTTTTGACATTGGTTCTGAAGGTGGTGGACAGTCAAAAGACAAGGCTGAGAAAGGAGACGTGGTATGGATGAATTAAACAAAGCTGAAGACAACGTAACATCATGGAGACTACAACAAGTGGAAACATCATTGAAAGAAGTTCAAATGACTCTAAAAGAATTGACAGAGAAGATAAATAGCAATGCTCCTCTCCAAAATGAAGTAGAAGAACTGAAGAAGTCAGTTAAAAAGAACACTGATGATATTATTGAATTAAAGAATAAGCCAGATAAAGATGCGGCTTCAAAATGGAATACTGTAGTTGATGTTGTGTTCAAATTAATTGTCACTGCATTGGCAACTTTCTTTTTAATTAAATTAGGACTAAAATAATGAATAAATTCAATAAATTAAAGAGCCTGACATTTTGGTGCACAATATGGTCAATAGTAATTATTACTTATATTGTAGTTGCTGGAAAAATAGACTTCATATCATTGGCATTAGCTTTATCAGTAATGCCAGTTGCCTATGCAGCAAAGTCTACTATTACTAAAAAAATATATAAAGAAGGAGAAGACAATGAAATTTCAGTCAAACAATAATATCATGTCAACAACTGATGTTGATAAACTAAAAGAAGAATATGAAGCTCTAGTAGACCAAGTGTCGGCTCTCCAAGTAGACTTTAACACATTAAACAGCATAATTGATGGGTATGACCAGTCAATTGAAACTGGCACATTGTCTGCTTCTAGAGCAAATGTCAGTGGAGAGATCCACGCACCTGTTATTAAGAGTTCTACTAAAAGCACTTTCAATGAAATTGACTATTCAACTTTATTTAGAGGAGAGCCATCAGTAGTCCAGCCATATTCAATTAATACTAATGAGTATGCTTTATTTAGAACAAAAGAGCCAGCAAACCCTTGCTTTGAAGCAGTAATTCAACTAGACAACCCTGATAAGCCATTTATGATAAAAGACTACCACAATGTTTTGATGCTAATTGGTGCTCCAGAAGGATATAAACTAAAGAGGGCTCAATACAATGGCTATAATTATTATTTCTTAGTTACAGCATCAGCAGTAGCAACTAACACTGTTAGAGCATGGGTGAATGGAGCAATTGCTGAAGCAACTACTGACATGACTGCTTATGGAAGCTCAACAACTTCAGTAGAAGCAACTAGTATTGACCAAGTCGCAATTTCTGGCTCAGTGAATGTGTCAAATACTTCACTATCTTTTGAGAATGCAACAATTTCAACATTGAACTCAACTTCTGCAACAATTGCATCATTGGCATCAACTGCTATCAATGCAGATAATTTAACTGCAATAAATATCAATAGCAAAGGCATTACAAACAATGGAAACATATCAAATAGTGGTGAAATAAGCTCTAAAACAGCTACTATTACTGACACTGCAACAATTGATAAAGTTGTTACTAATGGAATTACAAATAATGGAGACATAGTTTCACAAGGAAACACAATAACTTATGGAACTGATATCGCAGAGAAAGCTTTATTTGGAGCTCTCTCAACTTCTTCAATAGCATTCAATGAGTATGCTTTTATTGATATTGCAACCCCTAATTCAAACACTGAATATAATTTAATAGAGCTTCCTAATTTTATTGGAGAGTATAATTTAGTCTTTAAAGACTCATCTAATAAAATAATATTTGCTGCTAAATTCTCAAATGCAAATTCAGAATTGCCATCTACTACATTCCAATATTCTACTACATCTTTGACTGCTTTTGCTAATGTGCAATATGCAGATGACAAAATATATATTAAGACTTATAATGGTGGTAAATTATATTATCAGAGCAGCACTGTTGAAGCAGCAAATGCTCCAGAGACTTATTCATCAATTAATTTGCCAACATTGACTGACATTGCATATTCAATTGATATCACACAGTTGACTAACACAGTTTTCTTCACTAAAGGAATTACTATCAAAGGAAAAGTTACTGCTGATATAATTGACAACCCATCAACTGGAAGCTATGAAAACTTAGATGTATCAAAAGCCATCTCAATAGGAACTACTCTTGGAGTATCAAATGGAAATGGAAATTATGGACAGATATTAGATGTCAATAGTGATGGAAACCCACAATGGTCAATGCCAACTGGATATACTTATGTAATTAAAAATAAAGAGCAGTTTGTGAAATGGGCGACTGAGAGCCACACTACTTCTGATAAATACACCGCAGTCTTAATTGACTTAGACAGTGCAGCTTCAATTGAAGATATAACCACTACTGATAATTATCTGGTTAATTGCACAAACACTAAGATAGTCGCAATGACAAATTCTTCTGCTGCATTATCTTTCACTGGAACAACATTAGAGACTACGTTCCACTGCAACTCTACTGTCAAATTTATCAATGTGAATGTATTCAGTGACACGCATAAATATTGCATTAATGGAGCAGGCTTAGTTGACAGATGCTCAATTACAATGAATGCTTCCACTAGTGACACATTCGGCCTAGAGAAATGTGTTTTAGTCACTGACTGCAATATTACTAGTAATGCAACTTTATCACATTCTGCTTATGGAATTGATGCTTGTAGTGCAGTAGTAAATACTTCAGCAATTGCTAGAGGTGCTTATGGATATGGATATTCATATTGTGGAAGCATTACAAACTGCATTGACTATGGCTCAACAACAAAAGGCTTTATTGGATGCACTAGCGTCTTAAATGCAACAGGAACTACAACTCAGTGCTCTACATTGATAGGAAACAGCAGTTTGATAGCAAGCCTATATGGAGATGTCACTAACCCAAATGCTAAAGGAACACTTCCAATTGGAGCTAATTATTTAAGCGCAGATGGTGTAAGTCCAGCTACTATTTTTGGTGGTGAATGGACTTTTGTTACAGCTTTTTAATAAAATAGGAGAAAATAAATGTTATACACAAACACAGTGACAACAACTTGGGCAAACTTAATTACAACTTTGAACGCTCTAACTGCAGACAGCAATATTGAAATTACAGACCCAGAGAATGTCATACTAGACAATTCAACAACTTCTGGCTCATTAGGATATTTATTGAAGAATAGTTATACTCGCTCTTACAAATTAGACTTCACTCCAACTGATATGACTAAAGCACAATATGGAACAAACAATGGCCTTGCTCTATTCAATGGATGTAAGAAGCTTGCTGGAATTGGTGACCTTCCATCTGCAATAACAAATGGAAACAGCATGTTCTCAAACTGCTCTGCATTCAAAAAATGGACATTGACAAAGACGAGCAACATTACTAATGCTTCTAATATGTTTTTGAACTGTGCAGCAATGTCAATATTTGATGCAACATATATGACAAATTTGACAAATGCAAATGGCATGTTCTATGCCTCTGGCCTAGGAAGAGTTGATGGACTGAGTGGCTTTGCAAATGTTACAAATGCGACTGAGATGTTCAGAGAGACTTATTTCACATCATTTGATATGAAAGACTATTTTACTAATGTTCAATATGCAGACGGAATGTTTTCTTACTGTTATTATCTGACTTCAATTAATGTGAATTTGCCAAATGCAACTACTGCAAACTCTTTGTTTAATAGTGATGACACTTTGACTTCAGCTACTGGACTTTCAACAATGTCAAAAATTATTGGTGCAGCAGATATGTTCAACGGTTGTACTGCATTGACAAATGTCTGCATTAATTTCCCATTAGCCACAAATGCTGCTGAGATGTTTATGGGCTGCGCTAGCTTATCAACATTAGACTTATCTTCACTAGTTGCAGTGACTACAATAAACAATATTGCAAGTGGATGCACAAATTTGACAAAAATATATTGTGGCTCTGTGTCTAGTGTGACAACTTATGCACAAGCATTCTTAAGCTCCTCATTATCTAAGGTATATGTCAGCACTTCTGCAGCAAATACAAATTGGACTACAATAGTTAAAACAAATTATTCAAGCGCAGGTTTAAGCGCAGCAATTACACCAACTTTAATATCATCAGTAGTTTATAAGAGGGTAGCATAATATATGAGCATAATATATAATTCAATACCATTCAATGCAGCAATAAACATGAATAAGAACACCACTGAGATAAAGCAATACAGTGGCTTCAATAAAAGAAATTCTCCAGTATTTGGTGGATGTTTATCTCCATTATACATGAAGAAGTCGACATCGATAACTCAGTCAATTACTGACAGCAATGGAAATGTCTTTGTATATGATAATGGAACTCTATTGAAGAACAATTCATCTGTAATGACAATGAATAATGTTGGAATTACTTCTACTAGCCTAACAAATATATCATTAATTTCAACAATAGAAGTGAACCCAGAAGATGTTGTCACTTTTGCTTATTGTAACACTGACGCAACTAAGATGGCTTATATGGTCAATAAAAGTGGAGTGTATACAATTCATTATCAAAGTGCTGGAGTTGAGACTACTGTTTCTGAAACAATTGATGGAGTAATTGGAGCTAAGATATTTTATTTTAATGCAACTCCTTTCGTCTTCTTTGAAACATCAACTCCTTCAATTATAATTTATAAAGGAAGCAGCAGATATGCAGAGAATATCACTCTTAACCAGACTTCAAATGTCTATTTTTCTAGCATGGTTGGAGGCACTACTTTTTCTTTCACACATTATCCATCAACTACTATCACATCTGCATGGAAAGCAATTATAAATGTTGAAGCAATTGACACTGACACTATTGGAGTTTCATTCATAGTGACAGATGGAAACAACTGCATGAGCAACAGCTATGCAATTTTAGCTACTGCATTCAATGTCTACAAAGCATATTTTGAAGAACCTGCTCTAGATGGAGAAGCATCAATTGTTGACTGGAGATATTCTTATCCAAATGTCTTCTTAAATGGAAATAAAAAAATTGGATATGCAAACGTCTCAATGTGTCAAAGAGACTATTCAGCTGCAACTACATTCTATTTATCTGGAACAGTGACTGGAGCAGCATTAACTGCTTCTTTTGTTAGAAATTACACACCTTATTATCAAACACAGACTGGATGCACAATTACATATACAAATTATGTGATAATTACTTCTACTAAAGATGCAAATAATACAGTGAAGCAATATTATGCAGATACTTTAAGGCCTGACACAATTGCAAATGCATCATTCGACTTCATGTTTGGAAGAGAAAGAATTTATTTTGCTGCTGCTCAAGGAATTAGTGGTGCTTTAGCAACTGACAGGCTTCTAGTAACATCTGATAGTGAATTAGGATGCATGAATACTGGCTTAGCAATTGACAACGGATATTACTCAAATAACAATGGAGCTTGTGTTAGCTTCAATGATAATTGGTTTATTCTTTATAACAATAGGCTGATATCTGGAGTGTCATCATTGAACCATATATTAGTTTCTGAATGGAACAGCGTTGATACTGAAGATGGAATATATGAAGGCCAGTCTTCTGATGAGCTAATTTATAAAGGATATAATGGACATTACTATAAAGTAATTGATAATTCTAATTCGGTCACAATGAATTATGTCCTCAACAGATATTTAATTTTCAACACTACTTCTAGTCTTAACTTATATGACACAATAAATAATAAAGCTTACAATTATTCAACTGACTGGAATAATAGGATATTCTTCACTTCAAGCAGTGTGTCAACAAGTTATGGCTCAGTTGTTTCTGCAATGAACGCCTATCTTGAGAACACATCATCAACAATTGCTTCTGCACAGTTTCCTGCTTCTATTTATACTGGAATTACTACCAGTGGAACTATTGTTGCAGACCATCCAATACAAGATGTTACAATACAGATATACACTGCTTCTACTTCAACTAAGACGTCTTCAGTTACTCCAATTTATAATGTGACATATTCAAATGGAAGCACTTATTATGAGAGCTCATTAAGTGGAATATCTTACAGCAACTTATCTGCTAATGTCTTATACAACCCAACAATATTTGCTAAATTCATCGCATCATATACAAACCAAAACATGATATTGATGAATAACAAAGCTTACACTTTGATGTATTATAACAATGTGTGCTTCTTGCTTTATTATCTATTATCTGGAATTGACAATGTTACTAGTAGTTTCATCATCCAGTCAATTCCATACTGCATATCTGACCAAAAGATATATAAAGCAGTGTATGATGACGGCACATTGACATTGACACAAGCAATTGTTGATGTTAGTGGAATGACATTCTTAGGAGCTTCTCCATATAAGGCATTGTTCTATTCTCCAGTTAATAAAAGCATTTATTCTTTCAATGGAGATGCAACATTGACATTGGTACAAGAAGCTAATGTAATAAACAGCATTGACTTGACTGCCTACAACTCAACTACTTATAAATTTTATATTGCAGCAAATACTGGCTTATACATAATTGAAGGTGATGAAACTAATGGAACATATTGCATACCATCATTTAATTCAGTGTCTGCAATATTCTTCACAAATGGATATCCAACAATTAAATTGACCAATGGAAGCACTTATAACATCTCTTATTATGCAATGGATGGATATGAGCCTTCTGACATTGACATTGAGACTTGCTATTATGGAACTGGAAATAATGTAGTTTCAATTTTTGACTGCTGGTATATCAAGCTTTATAACAATGGAAGTGCAGACAATGGAAAATTGACATTGAAAATAAAGAGCTTGACTGATAGTGGCTTCCAATGTGAAGAGAAGGCTATTCAAATTAAGAAAGCAGACTGGGACATAAATGGCAATTATTATTTCAGATATAAGCCAAGATACATGAGAGGAACTGGAATGTCACTATGCTTGACTTCTCCATTCCCAATTGTTGATATTTCAGTATCTCATCAAGATGATACTAATTCACAGCTTTCTAAATTCAATATATAAAAGGAGGAGACAAATGATATTAGTTAAAGATACTGACGCAAAGTCTGTAAATGCTGCAATATTGGCATTGAATGATGACTTAGATAAACAAGTGAAAGCAGTAAAAAATAATAATGCTGGAATTGTTGAAGGAGAGACTTATAATATTAATATTTCTGGAAATTCTGGAAGTGTAAAGAATGCTCTTACAATTACATCAACAACTGGTTATACTGCTCCATCTACTACTGTCTATGATGGAAGTGAAGCAAAGACAGCAACAATATATACACCAGACCAGGCAGTGAATAAGACATCAAGTCCAACTTTCAACACAGTCACTGCAGCACTAAATGGCAATGCTACATCAGCAGATAAAGTCAACAATGTCCTGACATTAAATGTTGATGGAACTACAACAAGTTATGATGGAAGTGAAGCAAAGACAGCAACAATATATACACCAGACCAGGCAGTGAATAAGACATCAAGTCCGACATTTGCATCAATAATAGCTGCTTCTTTAATTGGAAATGCTTCTACTGCAACAAAACTAATTGGAAGCCCTACCAAAAAATATGGCTTCACTTACAGTGAGTATAACTATTCAAATATACCATCATTGGACATGAATTATTATCAGTCTCCAGGCATATATAGCTTTGTAGAAGATATGAACAATAATACATCAAAAAGTCTGGTAAATGCTCCATATTCAAAAGTAGATGGAGGATGGTCATTGATGGTTTTTCCAACTGGTTCTAGATATTGTTGCCAGCTTTTCTTTGCTTATCTTGTTTCAAAGATATATGTTAGAAGTTCTTCTTATACTGGTCAAGTTAGTTTTGGACCATGGTATGAAAAATAAAGGAGCGCACTAATATAACTATGAAGAAAGAAAATTATGAAATGCAGTCTAAATTGGCAAAGAGAGTTAATGAACTGAAGAATTACCAAAGCGGACGTAGAGCAAAATATTACCGCAATTTCAGAAAATATACAAACAGTCCAACAGCAGACTTGTCTAATTTAAGAGACCCTGCTGTAATTGGCCTTTATCAATTTGATGGAGGCTTAGAAGAAGACACTTCAGTAACTCCATCATTGAATGTAATTAAGTCTTGCATTGATACGTTGACTTCTAAAATTTCTCAGTCAAAAGTAAGGCCATTTTTCAACTGCATAAATGGAACTTGGAAAGACATATTGGTATGCAAACAAGCGCAGCAATATTTTGATGTCTTCTTTGACTTTGACAACATTTATAAAGTTGTTTCTGAAGCATTTAGAGACAGTGCAATATTTGAGACTGGCTATGTATATATTGATGGCGATGAAAAAAGAGTTTCAAGAGCTCTTCCATGGCAAGTTTATTTCAGGCCATCTGAGACCACTTACAATAAATACACTAGAGTTTATTATGAAAGGAAAGACTATCCAGTTGCATTGCTTCCAAATGAATTAAGGAAGCTAGTTGAAGATGCAACATCAAATGAATACTGCTCTTTTGGAATATATTTTGACAAGACTTTGAAGATAAAAGCCTATTATATTGATGTGCTCAATTATTTCCTTACTGAGCCATATGAAAGTGAGACATTGCCAATAATTCCAATTTATTACAACTGCCCAGTATTTGGCAATTCATCTCTTTCAGTAGTCGACATGCTTAATTCAATACAAGATGAGATAAACAGCTTGATGACAAAGATAAAAGATGCTTCTCAATTGAACTCTGCAATGACTTATTTTGTCCCAGAAGGGAGCACAATTAAAGTTGGAAAATTAAGCAATAGAGTTGGAAACGTCGTCACATACAAACCACTTCCAAACTCAACAGGTGTGCCAGTAATATCTTCAACACCAGCATTCATTGATAACCAGTATATGAGTACAGTAGACAACTTAGTTTCAAAAGCCTATGAGATGGTTGGAATATCTCAATTGTCAGCACAAAGTAAGAAGCCAACTGGTCTTGATAGTGGTGTGGCTTTAGCAACAATGGAAGACAGTGAGAGCGACAGGTTTGAAACACAATTGAACCAAGTAATTAGATGCTATGTCGACATTGCAAAAGCTTGCATTGATAATTTTAATAAAGACGAAGACATTCTTCCAGAAAGCCAAGCTAGAGCTGCTTGTAAATGGAAAGACATTGTTGATGAAAGCAAGAAGATGAGCATTCAATATTCTGCAGCAGACGCCTTAAGCAAAGACCCATCAACTAAACTGAAGATGCTGAAAGAATTAGCAGAGGCTGGTGCAATACCAAGAACTCGCATCTTCCAATTTATGGAGTTGCCAGACTTAGAGGCTGGATATTCACTTTCAAACAATTCTGTGAATGCTGTGATGAGTATTATTCAGTCATGTTTGCAAGATGATGACTATGAAGTGCCTAGTTATATTCCATTCACACTTCTTGAAGAAGAAATTCTTAATACTCAATTGTCACTTCGTGCAGCAAATTATAAGAAGAATAAAGATGACATTGATAAGCTTACTAAGTTATTTGCAATAGTTGAAGATGAAAAAACTAAATTTACAGATGCTACTGTACAAAGTACTGGAGATACTACTGAAGGCGGACTTCCTACTGGCGGAAATGTTCTTGATAGTGAAGTCAACAGTCAAGACCTGGACATGACAACTTCTGACAATAAGAATACAAGTGGATGGGACAGCAGAGCTTATACACAGTCAAATAACCATGATAACAATGCAAATTTGTCTGTAGATGATAATGAAAATGTGTAATTAGATATTATTTTTTTCTATGCTTAGCTGCTTCAGATATGCTCATCAGAAAAAGGTCTTGCACTAATAGATAGTATATGAATATAATAGGAGAAATTAT